TTTGTTTCTTTTGTTTCAGTAGTCATGTTTTCTTTATAGTTATTTTATATCAAGACATAACAAACAATAGTTGTATTATATCATTTGTTATGTTTGTTGTCAATTAAATTAAACAGTCAAGACTGTTAAGTTCAATAATATTGAATGATTAAAGCTATCTAAGACTGTATCAAGCAGTGTTATCAAGGTTATTGCTTGATGTGTCACCTCCACCTAGTGACGTGGCAGTCCCTTCTCCAACAGTCCCATTAGCCATACCAGAACCAGACTTAGAAGTAAACCCCGGCATGATCTCTAATTGAGGTGGCATATCATCAGGTAGCTCATCCACACCCATAGCTCTACGGATACGATTAAGAACAGGTCTATCGATTTCTAATGCTCCGACGCTGCACACGCGCTGGGCTAATTTGGACAGTGCTTCTGTATCTTCATTTTCTAAGTTATCAGCAAACATAGTGCATGATCTTGAAGCATCCCAGTTATTAAGTAAATAGGTCTGCTTAATGAGATCATCGTTAATTACTTGTAGTAACCCTTTAACCATGTTCTCCATGTAGGCACCAACCAGCGAGTTCTTGATAGCACCTAGAGCAAAGCTACCTGTAGCGGATTGACCCATGATTAAAATATCAGCAGACATTGCTGTGTAAATAGCATTCATGTAATAGGTCTTAGCCTTGTCAATATCATGGCTCTTTTGGCCTGCTGAATTAAGAAGTTCTAAGCTAAACAGTGGTTGCTTATTTTCATCAAAAGCTGTTGGAAGAATTAAACCTGATTGCTGATTAGTCTGCATATTACGAAGTACATTCTTGTAGTAATCATAAATCTGTTTCTGTTCAGGTGTAGCATCATTGGACATATACTGCGGTGGAATCTTTAGGACAGGTAATCCTTTTAAGTCCCTAGCAATACCATGTGCTTCAAGCTGCTCTAGCTCAGTTAAGTATCTCCAAGAGATATAAGCATCCCTCAAAGGAGACGCACCAGTAGGTACACCTCTGTGCTTACCAACACGAAACAACATAGCCTTACCATTAGGCCCAAGAGACAGTCTAGGCATGTCTGTGCGCCCTTGGTAGCGGCCGTAGGTATCTCCACTAGGGAATGCTTGTTCAACGCCTGTAATGTCGTTACCATCTTGCGAGAACAAGAATCTGTTGATAGTCTCTTGATTGCGTAGTGGTAGTTTCTTCCATCCTACTTTGCCGTCAGAATACATTGATCCGTACTCTGGTAAGCGCAATCGGAATACTTTCTCGTGTACACTAAACCCGAACTGATTAGCACTAGCAGCATCCCTAACGAAGTCGCTAAATGAGTGTTCCATATCATCTAAGCATTCACGAATAAACTGAGTCTGAGATAGCTCTTTCTTGGTGGGATTATCAGGTGCTTGTACCTTCCATTCGCATTTACCTAGTTGTGCATCAAACAATGCTAGAGGTGCTGCAATAGCAGGATGCATACTCATTTGCTTGAATACTTTTACAGAATTTGGAAAAACAAGCTCACGTTTTACTTCATCTTGAGAGATACCATTGAAGATGTTCCAACCTTGATAGCCTTGTTCGTCTAAACTAAAAGGTAATGTTTGGTCTTGCTTTGAGACAGCGGCAGGGCCGCTGGCGATGCCTTTTGGTACGGGGATAGAGTGTTTCTTGGTTGCCATAGGCAGTTCCTTTTAGGTAAATAGGTAAGAGCTATGGGCTATCAGAAGTGATAGGTTAAAGCTAATGTGGAGATAGGGGAAGGCCCGAGAGGGTTAGGAGAAAGAGAAAGCGGGGGCAGTGGAGAGATCGGGGAGGGTGAAGGTACAGATTTCTTGTGATTTATTCAAGATAGCTACACAATCACTAATACAGTCGCAAATGTCATCCCTGTTTCCCTTAAGGCCAGTAAACACTTCTGCTTCTTCAAAGAGGTCTTTATTCCATTCCGCTTCTACAACTTTTACATAGCCTGCTTGAGCAATACTTGCAAAAGGTGCAAAGCGAATCAACTTAGATTTAACTGGTTTTGATAACCTTACTGTATATCCTTTTTCAGCTAATCTTCGTTGAAGGTCTTTAGCGTAAGCCCCTGCTTGGGCATTAGGGTCTTGAGGTATTGAGATAATAACGTCTTGACCATCAATTTCTGCTGTATCAAAAATCATCTGTTCTACATTATGAACTCTATCCCTCATACTTACCATATCCTCAATGGTGTAAACACTTTGCTTATCCTTAGACATAAGCACACCACGAGTCCAGTCTGGGTTAGGAGATGCTTCGGATACTTTAGTAAAAGCACAATCATACGCCCTCACTCTATGTGTGGCTTTGGAGTTAGGAAACTCCAACATCTCTACCCACTCTCGTCTAAACAATCCACTGGATTCTATACGTGAGAACCAACAGCCAAGGTATAGTTTCTCCATCTCTATTCTTGGTAGAGACATTAACCGTGATATATAATCAGGTTGGGCTAAAAGTAAGGGGCCGTTGTCTCTGCACGTAGCAGGAATAAAGGTAAATGAACTGATACCTGTTGCATCACCAGTACCATGAATGTCTTCAGCCTCTTTTCTCGAGTTGTACCACACCATGTTATTCCCTTGGCGCACAAAAAACCGCTCGTGACCGGCTCTTTCCTCTATTGGCATTCCGTTAGTGTCCAAATAGAAGTCTTGAATCCAATGGCGAGTAAAGTGGTGATACTCTGGATTCGTACTCAAGAACATTTGTGGTTTGTAGTCTACGTGTGCGTTTCTCATACGCGACAGTAGGTATACAACTTGTGCCTCAGTGAAGTCAGTAACTTCGTCAACAAAATTTATTCAAGTAAGTTCGTTAGGCTTACTCCGCAATTAAGCTGCTGCATATCACTATGCAGATTAGACTATATCATGTTCCTAATAGGAACTCTATCGTTTCGTATCACTTGATACTACTCCCTTCCGGGATAGTCGTTAGGCTTTTATGCTTTCGCACTTTAGCACGGTTGGTTGTCTCGTAGAGATATTCCCCGTTTAGATAGATTTGCTAGGAGTATTACTACTCAAAGGGGCTCGACTTACGTTAACCCAACAAATGAATATTGACCACCTTTGTGGTCATACATATTATTCTCGTGCTGCATGTGAGAGAACTTTAATAGTGCTCCGTTAGGGAAAACAATTTCTGTTTCCCTTGCTCTAATCTTTAAATCAGAATACAAAGCACTATACATACTAACAGCTTCATGCCAGATAGACCCCGGAGCGGTCAACATTTTGCTTGTTCGTCGAAACAGAACCGCTGTTGCTCTCGGATGTTGTAAGAACTTTAATGCAGTCATAAGAAGTGTAAAAGTCTTACCACTTCCAGCCGCCCCACCTGCCAACGTGATTGTGCTGCTAGAATTAAGAATCATCTCTTGTTTTCTACTAGCTGGGGCAAGGGATATTTCATCCCCTTTTATTATTTTTTTATTATTTTTCTTAGCTGTTGCCATTAGGCTCCTTATGTTTCTTTAGGAATTCATAAACACTTCTGCTGCAACAATTAAACTGTGTAGCTATTTCTTCAAGGGTCTTACCTTGTGATATAAGTATGTTAATCTCAGGCAGATCATTTGGTACTAGCTTTAACTTTCTTAAATTAAATAAACCTTTTGCAAACCTAACAGCAGAAGACCTATCAATGCTAAAGACGTGTGCAAGTTCATAGAAAGAGCAACCTGTTAGTTTGTGGTGATCCTGCACAGTTTGCTTGAAGGCTGTTGAATACTTCTTACCAATAATATCAGGCATTAGGTTATTTAATATCGCATGTTGTGTTTGCTCATAGTGAGTGCTCCACTCCAAGTTACTGACTTTATTATTGAGCCTGTTACCGTCAATATGGTTAACTGTTTTCTTTTCTTCTGGATTACATATAAAGGCTAAAGCAACAAGTCTATGGACAAACATATTTTTTCTTGATACATTACATAACGTACAAGTGTAATAGTCATTACGTTTAAGTTCTTTCTTTAGAACTTTACTTTTGTAGTGAAGAACATAGCCGTCACTTCTTACACAAGCCCGATCAACACTTCTTACTTCACCAAAAGAGCTTACTTGGTAGATACCTTCATAACCATTAACTTCTTTCCACACCTCTACGATACCTGTGAATAAACCAGTAGCATTGCCTTTGTAATCTTTCATTTGTTTAACCTTTATAAACACCTTATTAAAACTAAGGAAGATAGTAAGGTATCTATCTTATCGGTCGGCCAACCTATCCTTCGTCATACTTAATAATTATACTTTATTCAGTATCATCGTTTTTAATCATCCTAAGAGAGAACAATGGCTGATTCTCCTCCTGAATCATTTCTGCTTCATCATCTGCTAATTCATCCTTACCATAGGCGTCATTGAGCACACTACGGTATAATCCGGTTAGTAGCGCTGCGGCTTTCAACGTAGACTGATCACTCGCGTCAGCCCGCTGAATAATTTTCATTGCTGCTGTAATACTCACTGACTGCAATGGCCTTAACTTACGCAGCAACTCAACGGTGTACTTCTCACGTAAGCTACGATTAGTTGGCTTGTCTGTCTTAGCAATCCTTCCTAGCTTGTTAATCGCACTATCGAGTTCACCGTTATTATCTTTTCTTGATCTAAAAACCATCAGAGTCCTTTGTATGTTATACTTTATTTTTTTATAAATGGAGTGGATATGAAATTATGTAAATTAGATTACAATATTAATTGGGAACAATACTTCTACGAAGATAATTCAAGCCCTAGTGGGCTTGGGTACAAAGTTAAGACAGCTAAGAAGGCTAAAGATGGTGTCGCTGGAAACTTAAACTTTCAGAAGACAACTAATTATCCCCATAGCTGGCTAGTGTACTTCAAAGGGAATATTTATTCTGTTCATAGAATTTTATGGGTTATGCGTAATGGAGAGATTTCAAACAACAGTGTTATAGACCATTTAAACGGTGATCCTTCGGATAATTCTAAAGAAAATCTAGCTATAAAAACATCAACTATGAATTTACACAATCAGAAAAAATACTCGAACAACACAACAGGTGTGACTGGTGTTTATAAAAGTCAAGGGTACTATATTGCACAGTGGAGTGATCCTAGTAGTATCCAATTCAGGAAGCTGTTCTCAATATCTAAACTTGGCTGTGAAGAGGCACTTAATTGTGCAGCTAAATATAGAACTGAGCAAATAGCACGTTTAAATACGATTGGTATGAATTATACAGAAAGGCATGGTACTTGATTTACATGTTGAATACCATTGTTACTCCTTCTATCGAAAATTAAATCAAAGGCTTTATTTAGCTTATCTTTTTGTTCTTGTGTCATGGCATAATCTTCTTTGGTTTTAAGACCAAGACTGATCATTTGGCAGTAGCAGTGGGGTTCTCCAAGTTTTGGTCCCATACAAGCACATAAGTTCATAGTTATCCTTTATTTATACATATACACAAAACAGCACTTCTGTGCAACTCTATGATATGTTTGTATTAGTGCTGGTTACGGCTCCAGCTTTGTATGAAGACTCAAGCGGGACTAACCTATACTTGCGTTCGTACAAACGATTCTAAGGTGCAACACAGTTGTGCCGACCTTTACCAGCAAGCAAAACACCACAAGTAATAATCCATAAAGCAGCCTAGTAGCTCTTAGCACTACTGCTTACTTCAGGATAACTCATGGCAAATGCTTGTTGATTTATTTGGTGCGAGCTACCTGCAAGAATTGAACTTGCACTCTAAGTAAAGACTTAGGTTCTACCTTTACTGATAAACAGCTTAAACTAAGGTAGCTCTAGCAGTTTAATGTCTTGCTTAGGACTTACTTAACAAACTACTTAATCTTCTTTGTACCCACTAATAGTATCATAGTCATGCACTCTTGTCTTCCCACTTGGATTAACAAGCACTTCTAGATCAGCCTCAATGTCGTACACACTGAATGAATTAAGCTCGTATGCTTTGTCATTGCACTCTCTACAGATTAAGTTTTTACGCTGTTTAGCGTACTTCAGTGGTGTATTACATTGCTTGCAATATTTAGCTGGTTGGTCTATTGGTTTAGTCATTGGAAATTCTTATTATTGTGTTTATGAGATGCAAACAACATATTACTCCGCGATTTCTCCGGGAACAGAGGTTGAATGCTATTCTGGAGCCACACACAAGAATCGAACTTGTATTATCCCCTTAGAAGAGGGATGTCTT